GTGAAGCCGTTCAAGTTTGGGTCGAGCTTCGCGGGCGCGGAGAAGCCCGAGATCGAGGAGTTGATCAAGACCGAGCTGTCCGGCATCCTGACTCGTCTCGTCGCGGCGTGGCAACGGCGCGCACAGCGAGGGAGATATCTCGCCACTGTGCCCGAGGTCGACCGCGAATTCGAGATCGCCTCCAACAGGGTGCTCCAGTGGATCAGTGAAGAGATGGCAATTTTTGAGGCAGTTCCTGGCGGAAAATTGCCACGATCCCAAGTCACGGGGATTCGGGAGTTGTGGCAGGCCTTCAAGTACTGGGCGGACGGGTCGACGATGGCCTCGAAGAAGTTCAAAGCGCACCTGACTAGCATCGATGGCGTCTTCGAGGTCTACGCGGAGGGCAACTATCGGGGCGTGAATGTAGCTAAACCGTCTGGGAAAGATGGCAAATATGGCAATTTTCAAAGCACTGCGTCCTCGCGCGCGAGCAAATCGGACGATAGTCCGGTCGAAGATATGTCTCGCACAGGGGCAAGTGGGGAAAAATCGCAATATTTGCCACAGTCGCCAGCCGACCCGTTTGGCGCAGCTTGGAACAAGATTTGACAATTAGGAATATCGGAGTATGCTTGGAGACATCCAAGCATACCGGAACTTAGAAAGGGAGAAATGAGCTTTCGACTCTCGCTCGACCTGGAGACGTGGTCGGTCGACCACATGTGGACGATGGGGAAGGAGTTCGTCCGGCTGGCCGGACTCGGCCGTCGCGATGAGCATGGCCTGGAGATCAAGACGACGACCGCGATCGAGAAGATGATCACGCTGGTCAACATGGCTGAGCCTCTCATCGGACACAACTTGATGGGCTTCGACCTCCCGGTCCTCGCCCGGCTGTATGGCGTGGACCTCCACGCGCTCGTCAAAGCTGGCCGCGTCCGGGATACCAAGATCATGGCCTCGCTGGCTGACCCGCCCCCGGCCCGGATCTCAGCGGCCCAGTCGGAGCGGCTGTACTCGCTCGACACGGTCTCGGACAAGCTCCTCGGTGACCGGAAGCACGGCGACCTCAAGGCACTCGCGAAGGAGTTCGGCGGGTTCGAGAAGATCCCGGTCGACGACCCGCGCTTCGTCGAGTACCTCCGAGGCGATGTCTTGCTGACCGACGAGCTGGAGCTGGTCCTTCCCTGGACCGACTACGCCCAGCGCGAGCACGAGGTGGCCGCGATCGCTGCGCAGATCATGATCAACGGCTTCAAGGTGAACGCGCCCATGTTGTACCGGCGACGGGATTCGATCCGGGAGATTCGCGCGGGCAAGATCAAGATCCTCCAGAACGACTACGGGCTCCCGACGCACACCAAGGACGGGAAGAAGCTGGCGAGCGCGCCTCAGAACATGGACGCGGGCCGCGAGGCGATCCGGTCAGCCTTCTTCGACCTCGGGGCGGAGTACATGCCAGAAACTCCTGGCGGAAAACCCGCCACGAGCGTCGAGGCTATGGATGGAATGATCTTGCATTACGGCCACCTCCCCGGAGTAACCGAGCTGGCCGAGACGGTCAAGGATCTTGCTGGCCAGCGCGTGATCTATGAGACGGTTTCCGATCATCTCCATAGCGACGGTCGTGTCCATCCTGCGATTCAGTTCCGCCAGTCGAGTGGTCGCTGGAGTGTCACCAAACCCGGCATGACCGTGATGGGGAAGCGGGACGGGAAGCACGTCGAGCGGGCGATCTTCGTGGCAGACCCAGGAGACCTCCTGGTCGCCTTCGACCTCAGCCAAGTGGACGCTCGGGCAGTAGCCGCGCTCTCTGGCGATGTCGGGTATCAGGAGCTGTTCGCGCCCGGCCGCGACATCCATACCGAGGTTGCTCAGCAGATCTTCGGAGATCCTTCGATGCGTGAGGTCGCGAAGCGTATTAGCCATGGTTGGAACTATGGCATGGGACCGAACCGGATCGTCGCCCAGAACCCGCGCCTCGTTACTCCAGAGATCGCCTTCGCGTTCGAGGACGGGATGCGTCGACGGTTCCCCCGGCTCGTCGAGTGGAAGGCGGAGGTCGACGCGGAAGCCGCGAGCGGTCGTCTCCTCGACAACGGATTCGGCCGGATGATGAGACCCAATCCCGAGCGCAGCTTTACCCAAGGTCCGGCCTTGATGGGTCAGGGCGCGGCGCGGGACATCATGATGACCGGGTTGCTCAACCTCCCGAGCGACATCCTCCCGATGCTCCGGGTCCAGGTGCACGACGAGATCGTCCTGAGTGTTCCAGGCGATGCAGTGGAGGACGTTCGCCGCATCGTGCTAGAGGCCCTTCAGTTCGAGTGGAAGGGAGTCCCGATTCTGGCGGACTCTTCACCGGCCGCGCCCGACTGGGCGGGCTGTTATGAAAAGCCAAGCTGACCGACGTCAGACTGGCGCGGGCCCTCATGGAGATCGGAGGACCAAGCGGGCCCGGAGCCGGTCTGTTCAAGACAGGAGAGCGATCACGATGGACCTCGACGACCTGACCGGTCTCGACGAACTGGACCCCGACAAGTCCAGGCGGCCGCCCCGTTGCCCCGAGTGTTGTGTTCACGGAATGCCGCTCGATCGGACTTGCGGATGGTGCGACGACGAGGAGGACGGAATGACCGACTGCATCGTCTGGCCGTGGGAGGAACAGTGGGTATGTCATCACGGGATCGGCAAGCGGTGAGAGATGCACGAGTGCGAGTATCACCAAGATCGTTTTGACACGGTCCGCTGCCTGATCGACTGGCACGAGGATAAGGCGGATCGCCATGACCTCCACGGTAACAAGATCAAGTTCGAGTATCACCTGAAGAAAGCCGAGGAGCTTCGGATCTGGCTCTACGCCCAGACCGGTGAATGGTTCCTGAACCCCCGTCACTACCATCCCGAAGGAGTTTGACCATGACCAAGAAACTCGCAGTCGATCTCGGCCAAGAGTGCATCGACTGTCTACCCGGATCGAAGCGACCAGCGGTCTACCCCGGCCCTCGATGCGCCACGCACGATCGGGCCAAGATCGCTCGCCAGAAGGAGCAGGCGCACGCTCGTCACATCGAGCGGACCTATGGGATCACCAAGGAGTTGTACGACGAGTTGTATCGCCTCCAGGGCGGGAAGTGCTATGTCTGCCAGATCGCGACCGGGAAGGCGAGGAAGCTGGCGATTGACCATGACCATCGGTGTTGTCCTGGTCCGAAGTCGTGCGGGAAGTGCGTACGCGGGCTCGCCTGCGGCCACTGCAATCACGATGTCCTCCCGTGGGTAGGTGACCATGCGTCCGACTGGGATCGCGTCTCCAACGTGCTCCAGGACCCGATCGGGGAGCTGCTGCTGAGCGGTGAACTCCTCCAGATCGACGTCGATACACGGTTCGGCCGACTCGCTGGCGCAGTAGTGCACAAACGAGAGCAGTCTGGTACACTGAAGACATGACGACGACAACAAGCATCATGACCAGCGGCATCGAGTTGACCGACGACGAGTTGAAGGCCCTCTCGATCGACGTGATGTGCGTCTGGCTGGACATGTGGCGCGAAGCTCGTGACAACGAGGTCGCGGAGCTGGAAACGTGGGTGACGGAGGAGCACGACGAGCCGGAGTCCTATTACGAAGCCATCGGGATCGACGACTTCGACGCTTACTACGACCGATAGGAAGATGATCATGGAAAACACAGGCTGGATTCTCCTAGCCGCTTACTTCATCCCCGCGATCATCGCGATCCTTCGTAGACACCAACAAGTCGGCCCCATTGTGGTCGTCAATCTCCTTCTCGGCTGGACCTTCATCGGCTGGATCGTTGCTCTCGCTTGGTGCTTCAGCAACGTCACCAAGCCTCCGGTCGGTCCCCCGAACCCACAACGCCAGCTCCCGCCCAGCGGCCTCACCGGCCAGACCTTTCGATAGGAAGACGATCATGAGCAACCTACCCGCGAACCCGTTCAAGTCCGACGAAGTCGCTCCGCGCGCACCGACCGAGGCTGTGGAAGCGTTCCGCGCCGCACCCGACGACACGATCCTCCGGGTCCGGAAGAACTTCGGGGGTGAGCGCACCTACACGTACAGCCTGATCAAGGCCGGGGGCGGTTGGTATGCGACCGGCCAGGTCCATGCTGGCAAGCGTCTGAACTCTCAGGACGTCTTCAAGTTCCTCACCGAGGGACGCCTCGTCAGCCTGGAGCTGGCGCGGACCTTCCAAGAAATCGAGGTCTGATCATGAGCGACTCAGGTCCGTCCCCAATGGTCAAGTTCCAGGACTGGGACTCGATCGAGACCTCGTATCGGGAGGCCCTCGACAAGCACATCGACGAGGACCCCGACTTGATCAAGACCAAGGAGGGCATCAACGCTCTCGTTATCAACGCTCGGGAGGGCTGGGCTGAGGCGGTCAAGGCCCGGAAGTCGGCCGCGTGGGCGTGGGCGATCGCGTGCTTGTCTGTGTGCGTCTCGCTGGTCTTCCTGCTGGCGTTGATGGTCGCGCTATGAGCCTCTCCCGGATCTGGAAGAAGCCCAAGACGTGTGGGGTCGGGCAGGGGATCAAGATGTGTTCCCGCTCGGCCAACCACGCGATCGCGGTCCACTCCGCTTTTCGCAGCGTGAACGATGACACGGCGTACGGCCCGATCGTCGTCTTCTTGTGCGACTGGCACTTCTACAATCCCGCGACCGGCTGGGACGGGGCACCATGACGCCCGAAGAGGAGCAGTACCTGAGGAATCAGGGACACGTGGTCGGCAAGGACCGGCCGATCCGGGGCGCGCTGAGCTGCGTCGGGCTCGTCTTCGGCTTGGTCTCGCTGATCCGAATCGGCTGGGAATTGGTCACGTGGGACTGGCAAATTCTCGTGTTGGTCGGAGTAGCGTCGGTTATAGGGATCGCGAGTCTGACGGGGGACGAATGATGCCTTGCCTAGGCCACTATGGGCCGGAGATGACGTATCACGCTGACGGACCTGCTAAGGTCCCCGATCATGGACAGAAGCTATGGGCCGGTTCAGCTCGTTCGGGACCTCGCGATCATTCTCGCGGTCATCGTGTGGTTGATCTCACTGGTCTTCTAGCTCACAAGCCAAAGGGAGACGCGCTGTGATTCCTCAGGGGTACCCGCTCACCGCTGCGAGGTACGAGGTCGCGGACCAAGTCGACGGGAACCCGATCTACCGGGCTTCCGGCCGGTCCTATGCCGTGGTCGGTTGGATCCAGATGGCTGGCTCCCTGAGCCATGACGCTCTGGCTCGGTTTGCCCCGGTCCTGGTCGATCTCTCTGACCTGACCGATCTCGCCTTCATCCCGGGTCCCGACGATCAGTTCGAGTTCGTCCGAGGCGGCGATTGATGGCCCCCTGGCGTCGCGATCTTCTGGTCTTCTTCGTGGCCTGTGTCGCGCTCATCATGGTCGAGGTCGTCTTCAACATCGTGTTTCGGGCATGAGCGATCACATCGACCCGTTCGGGTGCAAGTACTCGATCGCCTGCATTCTGTGCGGCCGGGTCCACAAGAAGGAAGACGACGATCGCGTCAAAGCTGAACGAGAAGCGGCCAAGGGCAAGCGAGCATAAACTCTCCCCATGAATGTAGGCCAAGGGGAGATTGTTTCACGTGGAACATCACGGAGACGCAATGGCAAGAACGCGCAAGACCGGCTAGCCGAGGGCGAGCGGATGCTCCTCGATCGCGCGCTCGGGATGACCCAGTCCCAACTCATGGCCAAGTACGAGTACAGCAAGCGCACCGTCCAGGCTCGGCTGAACGACGCTCTCCAGGCCCGTCTCGCCACGACTGTCGACGCCTACCGCGAACAGCAGAACGCGGCCCTCGACGAGATCACGGCCAAGTGGGTCGACCAGGTCGAGCAAGCTGAGGGCATGATCAACAGGGGCGCGGCCGCGAAGTCTGACTCGCTCGTGGAGCGTGGCCACAAGCTGCGCTCGGACGCTCTCAACGGACTGACCCGTGTTGGCGAGAGGCGAGCCAAGCTGAACGGGCTGGACGCTCCGATCCGGACTGAGGCAGAGATCCACGTCACCGGAGACCCCGAGCTGGCGGAGATCATCCGTGAGGCCAGGGCGGCCGCATATGCCGGGCTATGACGATGAGCGATGGAGAGCGCGTAACCCAGACGCCCGCCGTGAGCGACGAAAGGCTTGTGTCAATGACCCTGTCCTTTTTGCGTGGACTTACCTACTCCATCACCTTCGACTCGGGGAGGATGGGCCGGTCACGTGGGGGCGGCATCACAAACGGTGGTATGAGGAAATCGCGAGCTGGGCAGGTCCGCCGCCAGCGGCCCGGACCTACCGTCGAGGCTACGTAGCTCCAAGATCATCCGCGAAGACCACGACTTGGTTCTTGATCGCTCCGATGTGGGCGGCCGCGTTCGAGTGGGCTCACTTCATCGTCGCGTTCGCTGACAGCGGAACCCAGGCTGAGATCCACCTCGACACGTTCAAGCGCGAGCTGGAGAACAATGAGTTGCTGAGGTACGACTTCCCCCATCTCTGCGCCCCGGCTACTGGCGAACGATCCAGGCTTGTGAGCAATAACCGGACGCTGACTATCCGCGAGAACGACTTCGTCTTCGCGGCCAAGGGCGCGGACGCTTCCTCGCTCGGCCTGAAGGTGGGCAACCGTCGCCCCGATGTGATCATCCTCGACGACATCGAGCCTGACGCTTCGAACTATTCCCAGTATCAGGCGGCCAAGCGACTCTCGACCTTGATCAATGCGATCCTCCCGCTCAACCTGAACGCTCGGGTGATCTGGTCGGGCACGGTGACGATGGAAGGCTCGCTGATCCATCAACTGGTCAAGACCAAGACCGCCCCGAAGGAGGATGTCCCGGCCTGGATTACCGACGAGAACTTCTCGGTCGACTATCAGCCCGCGATCTGGATCGACGACGATGGGGACGAGCAATCGATCTGGCCGGAGAAGTGGCCCATCGAGGAGCTGGTCGAGTGGCGACACACCGTGAGCTTCATGCTCAACTTCATGAACGAGCCCATCGGGGACGGTGGCTTTTGGCGACCCGAGGACATCAAGATTCTTCCCGGCTACCCCTACCCCCGGACGATCATCTCGATCGACCCCGCTGTCACGAAGAAGAACTCCTCCGACTTCACTGGGCTGGCGTTGATGAGCCACAACAAGATCAAGAAGAAGGTGACCGTCCGCCGCGTGTGGAAGGTTAAGAAGTCACCCCGCGAGCTGCGCCACTTGGTCGCCGCGATCCTTCACCAGTTCCCTGAGTGCACGATCGTCCTGGTCGAGACCAACCAAGGCGGGGACACGTGGGCCGACATCTTCCACGGCCTGCCCGTGAAGTTCCGCGAGGTCAAGCAAACGACCAAGAAGGAAGTCCGGGCCGTCGTACTGCTCAACGGCTACCAGAAGCGCGAGGTCGTGCACGCTGAACGCCTGCCGGCCCTGGACGCTGAGCTACTGGCCTTCCCGACAGGGTTGAACGATGATCTCCTGGACGCGGTAGGTTCCGGTTATGCTTACTTCACCGGAGCCGAGGCCGAAAAGGTCCCGACTGCCGGTCCACCTCGTGACCTGAGTTACGCCTAGGGAGCCCGATGTTCGACGATCTTGTTCATGTCGGGGGATGCAACCCCCGTTGTGATCCTCGTTATGGGCACTGGCTGGAAGGCGAGAAGAAGTGAGCGATCTCGTCAATGGCCTGAACGCTCTCTACGACGCCCAGGACGCATACGACGAGGCCCAGAAGTTCTATGACGGGTCCGCGCCGGAGATCTGGACCTCACGTCGCCTGGAGCGCATGCTCCGAGGAGCGACGGGCAAGTTCCGGGTCAACTGGGCGCGTACGACCGTCACCGCTGTCCTTGATCGACTAGAGATCAACGCGGTCACTTCGACCGTCGAGGCCGAACAGGCCGCGATCGAGGCGATCTGGGCTGACAACCTCCTCGGGCTCGAAGCTCCACTCGTGCACGAGGACGCCCTGGAGTTCGGTGACTCGTACGTGATCATCGGAGCGGACGAGGACGAGAACGAGATCGAGTTCCGTGTCCACGGCCCGGACGAGGTCCGGATGTTTTACGAGCGCGAGAACCCGCATAAGGCCAAGTACGCGATCAAGGCGTGGACGGTGGACTCGGGCACCCTGGAGCGGCTCCGCGTGAATCTCTACTACGAGGACAAGATCGAGAGGTGGATCTCGATCCAGAAGGTCGGAGATCACTTCGACGACGACAGCTTCCAGAAATTCATCGACGAAGAGGGCGACGAGTGGCCCGAGGAAAACGATCTTGGCGAGCTGCCGGTCTTCCACTTCCGGACCCGCTTCCCGTACGGCCGCCCCGAGCACAAGGACGCGTACGGCCCTCAGAACATGCTGAACAAGCTCGTCGCTACCCAGATGGCAGCGGTCGATTTCCAGACCTTGCCACAGCGGTACGTCCTCCAGGAGGTGGGCACCGCTGAAGCGGGGGCCGCGCCAGCCGACGACGACTTCGACGACGAGCCCGCCAACACGACCATGATCACCGACCCGAAGCTGGTCAGCTCACCGGGCTCGGTTTGGTGGCTGCCTGGAGCCAAGGGCGCGGGGCAGTTCGACCCGGTCGATCCGAAGTCCTTCCTAGAGCCGATCCGCGAGTACGTGAACGCCATGGCGACCACGACCTCGACCCCGCTTCACCTGTATCAGCTCGGCGGCCAGCCTCCGACCGGCTTATCGCTCAAGCGGGCGGAGATGCCTCTCCTCCACAAGGTCGGGCTCCGTCAACTGTTCTTCGGTCAGGTCTGGAAGAACGCGATCGCATTCGCGCTCCGGCTGGCTGGGATGGACGTTGACCCCGAGACGATTCAGGTCACCTGGAAGCCAGCGTCGCTCACCGACGAAAAGGACACATGGGACACCTTCGGGCTCAAGCGGGCCATGGGCGTTCCACGTCGCCAGATCTTGATGGAGGCGGGATACACTGCCGACCAGTGCGACACTTGGGGATTCACCGAGGAGAACCCGGACGGCCCCGAGCCTGAGCCTCAGCCAGACCCGAACGCTGATCCGGATCTAGCGGCCGACGACACAAGGGAGAAACCAGACGATGGCGCGTAAGACCAGTTCCGAGAAGCAAGCGGCCGACGTCGAGCCCGATGAGGATGAGGACGTCGAGCCCGACGAGGACGAAGACGAAGAGGACGACGAGGACGAAGACGAGGAAGACGAGTACAAACCCCCGACCAAGGAAGAGTGGGCCAAGACTCAGACCGCGCTGAAGAAGGCCAACACCGAGGCCAAGCGGTTCCGCACTGAGCTTCGCACGGCTCGCGAGAAGGCCAAGGACACCGCTGGCGCGGACCCTGACAAGGCAGCGGCCAGGGTCGAGGCCAAGTGGAAGCCGCGTGTCGTACGCGCTGAAGCTCGCGCCGCGCTGGCCAAGGCTGGAGCTAGGGCATCCGCCCTCACCCGGCTGGCCCGGACCATCGACCTCGACGACGTCGACGTGGATGAAGACGGCGAGGTCACTGGCCTGGACGATTTGATCGAGGACTTAAAGGACGATCTCCCCGAGCTGTTCCGCGACGAGGACGACGAAACTCCCCCGCCCAAGAAGCGGCGACTCGGCAAGACCGACGCGGGCGCGAAGGGCTCATCGAGCAATGGCGCGAAGCCCAAGTCCAGCTCGGAACGGCAAGCCGCCTCGATTCTTGGTCGCTGACCATGGCCGAGTACATCGTCCACCTGTCCAGCGACGAGAACCCTCTCCTCACAGCGTGCGGAGAGCTGTGGCAGAACTGGCAAAAGCCCGAGGAATCCCGAGAGCCGGTCGCGTGGAGTCCAGGAGTTGAGCCAGAGGTCGGAGACACCGAGCGGCTCTGCGGCGCGTGCCAGCGATTAGGCTATAGTTCGAGATAGACGTTCTGGATAGGACGTCGACCCAGACCGTGATGGTCAGCAGGGCTCCGGAGATGGAGCGAGTTACATTCGCTTCTATCTCGAAGGAGATCCCGTATGACACGGGCAAACGTAGACGCCTGGATTCCAGAAGACTGGTCCAGCAAGGTCTATACCAAGATCATCGCGAACTCCGCGATCGAGGCTCTCGCCACTCCGGTCCCGATGACCGCAGACAACAAGCATCTCCCGCGCTCGGCTGGCGTTGGCATCAACGTGACTGCCAAGGGCCAGGCGTACCTCGAAGACACGCTGACTGACGACGAGATCATCCTGACCGCTCGCAAGCTGACCCGACTGGTCCGGCTGGCGGAAGAGGATCTCGACGACCTGAGCGGCTTTATCAGCGTTCTGGACGTGAAAAAGTCCGACTGGGCCGGGTCATACGCCCGATTCCTGGACAATGCCTGCCTCGGTGTAACAGCAGCGGAGAACGGGACGACCATCCCCTTCACCTCGCTGTACAACCGGCTGACGACCACGGATGCGACCACGGGCTACACCGCGAACGCGAACCGTGTTCAGTCGCTGACGGCTACGCCGCTCACCTATGACAACTTCAATGACACTCTCGGTCTATTGGAGCAAGGCGACTACTACGACGAGTCCAACCTCTTCGTCGTCGCCCATCCGTACTACAAGAAGGCGATGCGAGGCATCAAGGACACTTCGAACATCCCGATCTTCGAGGTCGGCAAGGCGGGCATCCCGTCCACCCTGTTCGGCCTGGACATCAAGTGGAGCATCGGGGCCAAGACCAACGCGACCGCATCCGTTGCTCCGTCCGGTAACCCGCTTCTCTTCGTGGGCAACCGCGAGCACCTGGTCCTCGGAAAGCGTTCCGGCCCCGAGTCCGTCGTGATCGACGGCCGCTCCGGCGCATCCGCGACTACCGACGAGACATTGCTGAAGCTCCGCGCCCGGCGCGCCTTCGGCACTGTGTTCCCGCAGGCCTTCGCGGTTCTGGAAGACATTCCCTGAGTCGTGATCTTGATCCTGAGCTGGGCGTTGGTTATCTCCCTTTCCAACGTCCAGCCCAGACAAGCTCCATGATCACCTAAGGAGACCACGATGGCCAAGACCAAAAAGGACCAAGACGTCGACGTGACGCTGGAAGTCAACGAGCACGGAACTCTCGCCGGGACAGCCCCGGTCGGCCGTAGTGACGGCGAGTACGAAGATGTCGATCCCGCGCTGTACGTATCGACCCGGACCCCGGACAGTGAGACGGTCTCGAAGACCTACACCAAGAAGTTCATCGCTCGCGCCGTCGACTGGGAGTCGATCCAGGCCGGAGGCGAGGAGTACGAGGCAGCTCAGCACAACGCGAACATCACTGCGACGCGGGCGGCCGCGCTTCAGTCCGGCCTCGTGCCCGTCGAGGACAGTGGCACGTTCTTCGACGTGGAGAAGCTCCCCGAGGCCAGCGTTGCTCTGGTCTATACCGTCCAGGTCGTACCCAACAATGACGACGCGCCTCAGACCTACGTGAACCCGAACGACGTACTCAAGGCCCAAGATCCCAGCGAGCCCGGCTGGGCTCCTCAGACCACGGGCGAGTCTCGTCGGGACCCCGGCCTTCAGGCCCGGAACGACCCGGACGCGAAGTGGACTCAGCCGGAGCCCGTACACGTGACCGACATCGAGGCGGCTAAGGCCTAATGGCTCAGTTCGCCTTCAACGTCGGCAAGCTGGAGATAGCCAAAGGTCGAGCCAACGCTGGCTCGACCTCTCTCCGGGCGTGTCTGATCTATGGCACCAAGACCGGCATCGTGGCGACACTTACGACCATGGCCGCGATCGATGCGATCACCTCGGTCGTCTTGTCGACTGAGCGTGTGACAATCGCCTCGGTCACTGCCATCGCTGATCAGACCGATAACCGAGCTGAGATCGACGCGGCGACGTTCGCCTTCGTGGCTGACGCTGGCCAGGTCGCGCTCGCCCTGGTCCTGTACGACGCAACGGTCAACACCGACGACACGACCAGAACCCCGATCGGGTTCTTCGACACGAACTTCGGAGCCGGGATCGCGATGGACGGCGGGCTCAACGTCACCATCCCGACCGAACTCCTCTACGTGGCCTAGCCATGGGCGACCATCTAGTCGGCGGCCGGACTATAGCCACGGCCGCAACCGCGAACCATGTCGTCGCCCAGTTCTGGAACCCGCACTCGACCTCGCGTATCTGGGTCACCGCGATCGACTTGTGCGCGATCACGGGCGCGGCCCTGTCGAGCATTACGCTGAGGCGATCGAGTGCAAAGGGCGCGACCCCGAGCGCGACCGAGACACCTGATCTCGACAACGCCTTCGAGCGTGACAATGCCAACGCGGCGGGCATGCTGTTGGAGCTGGCCACGTTCACCACTCAGCCCACCCTGGACGCCTCGATCTTGTGGCGATGGTCTCTTCCTGCGTCCATAGGCGCGGGCTTCATGAAACCCTTCGGAAGACCCGGAATCGCTATTCCTCCTGGCACCGGGCTGTGCATCGTCAACGCGGGAGCTGTGCTGACTCCGGCCTCGGACGTTTCCTTTTCCTTCGCGGTGTAGCGAGGCGGGTGAGACATGCCCGCCTATCGCATCGGCAATAACACTTACGCACAGCAGACTCTTTCAGGCGCGGCTCAAGGCGGTATCGAGAACGTCGCATCCGCGAATGGCTCCGGCCAGTTCGGAGTCGTCGAGCCTTCAGTCATGCCGGAAGGCGCAGCCGCTGGGACCATGTTCCTCGGTGCGCCCGATGTAGGCGTCCCGAATGTTGATCTTGATCCGATCCAGGTAGATCTCAGCCTCGGGACGGTGGTCGCGACCCCGACCGTCGCCCTGAGCCCGATCACTGTCACGCTCGGTCAGGGAACCGTTCTCGCGACGCCCAGCGTCGCCCTGAGCCCGATCACGGTCACGCTTGGCCTAGGTACCGTCCTTCCCGCTGCGCCTCCGCCCAGCGTCGCCCTGTCCCCGATCACGGTCACTCTCGGCCTCGGGACCGTCGTCGGGACGCCCAGTGTCGGCCTGTCCCCGATCACTGTCACTCTCGGGCTCGGCACGGTCAGCGGTCGACCCAGCGTCGGGCTGTCTCCGATCACGGTCACGCTCAGCCTCGGGACCGTCTCAGCTCGACCGACTGTCGGCCTCTCTCCGATCACGGTGACGCTCGGCCTCGGGACGGTCTCCGCTCGGCCGACTGTGGGCCTCTCTCCGCTCACTGTGACGCTCGGCCTAGCCGACCTCAGCCCGGCCATTCCCGGAGGCGGAGCGGTCGCCCTGTCCCCAATCACGGTGACTCTCGGGCTCGGGACGGTTTCCGGTAAGCCCAGCGTCGGACTCAGCCCGATCTCGGTCGGGCTTGGCCTCGGGACGGTGTCACCACGGCCTAGTGTCGGGCTCTCCCCGGTGACACTGTCTCTTGGCCTTGGGACGGTCTCACCCCGGCCCAGCATCGGCCTGACTCCGATCACGGTCACGCTCGGCCTCGGGACCGTCCAACAGCTCACGGTCCCGGTCGCCAACGTTCAGCTCGCGCCGATCACGTTGAAGCTGGTCGTCCGCGCCCTTCACTTCCACACAGACATGTACGAGATCCTCCTCGTCCTGGACCGTGCGCCCGAGTTGGTCAGCCTCGATCGAGCGGCCTCGGCCGTTAGACTGGACGAGTCCGGGAGCATGGCTCCCCCTGATCGTCCGGTAGGTCTGCTGATATGAGGAAGCTGTACGTCGGCCAAAAGCCAGCGACGCCTCTCGTCCTGAATGTCTCCGACACTCAGGGTCAGCCGCTCGTCCTCTCGGAGTGGACCGCTTACCAGGTCTTGATCAAGAGCCCGACCGGGGCCATGATCAACGATGTGACGGCCAATGTCACCATCAACGGGAGCAAAGCGATCTATACGTGGGGCACGAACTCGATCTTCACTGAGCCGGGCGACTGGCATTTCCAGCTCAAGCTGGCCAAGTCCGGTCAGGTGGCCGATTATTCCTCGATCGTTACCATCGAGGTCCTTCCGAGTCTGGAGACACCGTGACCAACATCATCACCCCGACCGAGGTCGCGGACGTCGTCGGGATCTCAGTCGATGCAACCGCGATCGCTCGCGCTCAGGCCGTCATCGAGTTGATCATGGACGTGAACCTGAGCGACCCGGTCATCTTCGCGGACAACCTCCTGAGGGATCAGCGATCGCTGAAGCGGGCCGTGATGTGGCAGACCGGATTCCTCGACGAGCACCCGGAGGCTCTTACTCGTGCCCCTGACGTCGCCTCCGCGAGGTCGAACGATAACGCGGTGATCTTCCGCGAGGGCGTCGAGTCGGGCTACCTGAGCCCGCTGGCGGCCAAGGCACTCTCGCGTCTGAGCTGGTATGGCCGGACCGGAGGGACCTCGATCCCGACCCCGGTCGACATGTACGCGGCGAATCTGGCTCAGGACACCGTTAACGACGAGGGCTTCCCTCCGTGGAGCCCGCTATGATCACTCTCGCCACAACCAAGATCACCATTAGGCGAAGCGATCAAATCGATGTCTCGGACACTGACCCTTGGGAACGCTCGACTGAAGCGGCTCCTCTGGACCCTCCTCTCATCCTCGCGACCGGCGTCCGCGCTGCGCTCAACGTCACGCCGTTCTTCCGCTCGGCGCGATCGGAAGCACCCGGTGACACCGAGACGGTCGAAGCCCTCCTCGCGTGCGACCCGACCGATCTGAGTTTCCACGACCTGGTCGAGGACGAGACGACCGGCCAGGAGTGGGATGTCGTCTGGGTCTTTCACCAGGCTGGCATCGAGGGAACCGGGCACACTCAGGCTAAGCTGAGGGCTGTCACTGGACTAGCGAACGTATAAGGGAGACGATCATGGCAGCGGTACCGACTAAGACAATCTGGGTCACCTTGCCCACTCCGTACGAGCCCGAGCCCGATGAGCTTCGGGAGAAGTACGGCATCGATCGGGACCTGGTCGTCGGCCTGATCTTCGGGCCCGGCCGCTGGATCAGCAAGCCACAGTACAAGCGGGCTAAGGACGGCTCCTTCGTCTATGACGACGAGGGAAAAGCGATCCCCGAGGTCGAGGGCGTGGGCGAGTTTCAGTTCGGGTTCCAGGTCATCGGTCGCCCCGACCGAGTGGCTCAAGCGGCCGCGAATGCGCTCGGGCCGTATATTGATACCGACGACATTCAGTTCTGAGAGGACCTCCATGACTGCCAAGACGATCTTCGTCGAGCACCCGGATTCGCACGCTCCGACCGCGAAGCAACTCAAGGACGCGGGCGTCGACCCGGACGAGGCGACCAGCTACGTCAACGAGTCCGGCGTGGGCACGACCTACACCTTCGAGGACTCCAAGAAAGCCGCGCCCAGTGGCTCGGGTCAAACTCAACCGGCTTAACATCGCCCGGCTGGGTAAATCCGGCCCGGTCACTCGGGCCCTCGCACGCGGCGCGGAGGCTGGCGCACGAGGAGCTAATGCCCGTGCGCCTCGCGGTGAGCACGACCCGAACCGTGACTACGGCGCAAAGCCTCACCTGGACGAGTCCTACTACTCCGAGACCGAGCCCGGCCGCGCGGCCTTCGGTTCCAACGTCGAGCACGCGACGTATGTCGAGCTAGGGACCAGGTACATGGACGCCCAGCCGCACTTGCGACCCGCGATCGACGACGCGATCCGAGCCATCGAGGAGACCCGGCCATGATCAAGAAATCTTGGGTGCCCCGGCTCGTGCTCGTCGTCCTGGCAGGCATCGTTGCCGGGCTCGTGTTGGCGATGGTGATGTCGTGACAATCGAGATGGTCGACTGGGAGTGGTCGTTCCGCGAGTGGCTCCGGGCTACCTTCCCCGAGGACAAGGTCTGGTTCGATCCTCCGCGAGGGACGCCGTCCGTCCCCATGATCACGATCACGGGCCAGATCGGCGGCCGCCCCCATGATTACCTCCCGATCGACAATCCGCGTACGTCCCTCACCGTGTGGGGTCCTCCTGGAGGCGACGGGCGCAAGGCAGCGGTCGATCTGAAGAACGACCTCGTCGAGGCCCTCATGGAGCTGAACAACGAGTTGCTTGACGACGACGCATTCGCCTTCGGGGCACGGGTCGACTCGATTCTCTGGGCCCCCGAGCGGTCAGATCCCAATAACGTGATCCCGCGCTATATAGTTGACCTGACGCTGAGCGTTCGAGCGTCGTAAAAGGGAGAGCCGGTCGCTCCAGTGGGAGTGATCATCACCACGTTGGGCTATCGAGCCCAGATTGGGGCCTCCCATGGCTGACCGGACTAAGATCCGGATCGGACCCGGCCGTTTGCTTGCCGCACCCGTTCTCACCGCTGAGCCCGCTGACCTGACTGCCGCGTTCAATGTGGCCTTCCTGGATCTCGGGTACACCGAAGAGGGCTCGGTCTTCACGATCTCCCCGGAGTTCGAGGACGTCGAGGTCGCTGAGGAAATCGACCCGATCGACATCCTCCCCACTGGCCGCGCCATGACGGTCGAGTTCGCCCTTGCTGAGCTGACTGCGATCAACATGCAGTACGTCCTCAACGGCGGCACGATCACAACCGGCACCGGCTTGAAGACCTTCGAGCCTGCCCTCGCGTCCGCTGCGCCCACCTATCTGGCCCTTGCGTGGGAGGACACTCTCGCGGCCCACAAGGAGCGGTACGTATGGCGTCGGTGCATCCAGACCGGGGACATCGAGATCTCACGTCGGAAGGCTCCGGACAAAGCTACGCTGAACGCGAGCTTCCGCGTGGCCCTGCCAGCGTCGGGACCTCCGTTCAAGTACATCGTCTCGGATACATAAGCCGAGACTGAAAAGGGAGAGATGCAATGAACGAGCAAAGCCAAGAATTGGTCCCGTGCCTAGAGATCACGATCAATGGGGCAACGGGGAAGTTTCGAGCCTTCAGGCGGGCCAATCAGTGGGCGTTGATGCAGTCAGCGGCCGCCGACAAGTCCGGGAAGTACGCCGATGCTCTGGCGGCCAACTACACGGTCGCCATGACATCGGTCCTCCCCGAAGACCGCGAAGCCTTCAGCCAGTTCATGATGGAGAACAGCTCAGACGGGGACTACACCGAGGAACTCTTCGAGGGCCTCGGCCGTCTCTGGGCGGGCGAGACGATGCTCCCTTTGGAGCGCGAGTCGACCGATGGGTCGGCCTCTACGTCTCAAACCAATTCCACGTCGACGCCGAACTCCTCCGAGTTGGAATCCGATGTCTCGGAGTCAATCCCGACCCTTCCGCAGTGGACACAGGAACAACTGACGGAGCAATTGGATCGGATGACGGCCGAGCGACCGGCTGGAGTCTCTACCCCGGACTATCGCTGAGAGAACTGTTCGCGTTCACGTACGCGATCGTCGCTCAAGGCAAGGACGAGAACGATCTCTTCCGGCTGGATCACTGGCTCGGGATCGGCCCCGACCCAAGCGCGCAAGAGAAAAGGGAGCGGATAATGCTCCTCTCTGGTCTCGGGGAGGTCGTAAGAGTCAAGTGAGGAGGTGACCGCGATGGCGTTCGGATCGCTCGCTGAGCTGTACGTCGAAGTCAAGCCGGACACTTCCAAGTTCGGGCCTCGGCTCGTCCGCGATCTTGAGCGGAAGTATCGGCGTGGGATCTCGATCCCGGTTCGCCCCGATACTCGTCGATTCGCTGCTGAGGTCTCACGCACTGCCACGCACGCGGGCAAGGCGGCCGGTCGGTCCTATAACACGGCCTTCAACAAGACGGCCTCGAAGTACTCCTCCGGCATCAATCGCGGCCTGTCGGGCGTGGCCGGGATCGCTGGCCGGATCTTCACCACGGCGGCCAAGGCGGCCGCGATCGGCGTCGTGGCTGCCACTGCGGCGGTCGGGGTCGGCCTAGCCAAGGCAACCAACAAGGCGGGCGCATTCGACAAGACGATGCGCCTCGCTGGCACGACCATGAAGGCCACCTCGGGCCAGATGAAGGGCCTCACCGATCTCGCGATCGAGATGGGCGCGAAGACCTCGTTCTCGGCCCAGGGTGCCGCTGACGCGATGATGGCCTTGGCCAAGGGCGGCATGAAGCCAGCCCAGATCCAGGCTGGCGCACTGAAACAGACGCTTACCCTTGCGTCGGCTGGCGGACTTGAGCTCGGAAACGCGGCCGACTACATGGTGCGCGGCCTCGGGGCCTTCCACCTGAAGGCCAAGCAAGCCAGCCGGGTCGCCTCCGCGCTCGCAGGGGCCGCCAACGCCTCGACGGGGACCGTCGAGAACATGGGCCTAGCCCTCCAGCAGGTAGCTGCCACAGCGGCCTCCAGCGGCCAGAGCATCGAAGAGACAACGGCGGCCCTGGCGGCCTTTGATAACGCTGGCATCCGAGGCTCCGACGCGGGGACCTCGCTCAAGACCATGCTCGCTCGCCTGGTCCCGATGACCGAGAAGGCAAAGGGCAAGTTCAAAGAGCTGGGCTTGATCACCGAGGACGGCGCGAACCAGTTCTTCAAGGCTAACGGCGAGATGAAGTCGATCACCCAGATCGCAGGCATCCTCGACAAGGCCCTCGGCGGGCTGAGCACCCAGCAACGTATCTCGGCCATGAACACGCTCTTCGGGAGCGATGCAACACGGGCCGCGACGATCCTCATGAACGAGGGCTCGGACGGACTCGCCAAGTATGTGAAGGCCACCTCTGATCGCGCGGCCGCCGAGAAGTTGGCCAAGACCGCGACCGAGGGCTACGCAGGCGCACTGGAGCGGATCAAGGGCTCGATCGAGACCGTTCAGATCATCGGGGGTAAGGAGTTCCTCCCTGGCATCACAGACGCGCTCAACGGCGTCTCGAAGTGGCTGGAGAAGAACCAGGGAGCGATCAAGACCGTCTTCTCAGTGGCCGCTGGCGCGCTGGAGGCCTTCGGTGAGACCGCTGAGGTCGTCCTCGGCGGGTTCCTCTCGGATCTGTCCGGCGGCAAGGACTTCAAATCCTTCGCTGACAACCTCGCCCAGAATCAGGTCGAGATCGCGACGTGGGGCGTCAACGCGATTGACACCTTCATCGCAGTCGGTCAGGGCGTAGTCGGCTGGGTCACCCCGTTCCTGGACAGCCTCGCGTCTGCCAACATCGGCGCGGCCCTGTTCATGGAGACCACGATCGGGTTGATGGAGAACCTGAAGGTCATCGCGGAGTACACGGGCAACTTCATCGGCGCGAACATGCTCGGCAACGCTATCGAGCAAAGCAAGGGGCAGGCGAAGGCGTTCCGGGACAGCGCAGCGAGCACTAACGAGCTTGCGACCTCGCTCAAGACCGGTCTAACCCCGGCCCTGGAGAAGGCACGTAACCGCGCGGCCGCGATGCGCGACACAGCGATCGCCAAGGCCGAGACCCGTGAGGCGACGTACGCGCTTTCGCGGGCGATCGACAAGGTCGGCAAGTCCGGCGACGTCGCCAAGAACAAGCTCCTGAATTACAACATCGCCTCAGGCGAGGGCACCAAGGCTCAGCGCGCCTTCGGGAGTCGCGTCCTCGCTGTCCGTGGCCGGATGATCGACCAAGCTCTGGCCGGGATCAAGGCGGGTGACTCTCAGAAGGAACTGACCAAGCGGTGGCAAGACGGCAAGGACGCGCTCTATCGCGAGTTCCGTCAGATGGGCTTCTCCAAGAAGCGCGCCCAGGAGCTGACCGACAAGTACGGCAAGATCCCCGGCAAGAGCGAGACCAAGATCACCCAGCCGGGCATGTCGAAGGCCCGTCAGGACACTAAGGATCTCGACAACAAGATCAACGGCCTGAACAACCGGACCGTCAAGATCATGGTCGCCCTCGGGAAGCAAGGCTTTTCCCGGCAAGGCCTCCAGGAGACTGTCGACCGGCGTGTCCGTCACGGAGGCCGCCTCGCGGGCGGAGGCCGTCTCGACGGTCCAGGCACGGGTACGTCCGACTCGATCCTCGGGGTCGAAGCCGGAACCCACGAGGCCATCGCCCGAGTCAGCAAGGGCGAGTGGGTCGTCAACGCGAAGTCGTCGGAGAAGTACGACGAACTCCTCAGCGATATCAACGCTGACGCCCTCGCGGGCGGCGGGAAGATCCGGCAGAACGTCAAGGTCAACACGTCGCACCCGGCGCGGGCCATGGGGGCGATTCCTGGTCAGGTCGACTCCGTGGCCGACGCTATGGCGACCCGGACCTGGAAGGCTTACCAGAAGGTCATCGAGAAGATGGGCGGGGGCATCGGCCACGGCTCCAAGAAGCATGTCCGCTGGCACGGTGGCACCTTCACCGAGCGGTACGCGAACACGCTCAAGGCCGCTCAGAAGGCTGACGGCAAGTATCTGCCAGTGATTCAGGGCGGCTTCCGGCCGCGCACGAGCTTCTCCGGCTCCAGCCACGCGGGCGACGCGATCGACACTCAGTGGAACTCCAGCCGCCTGTCTGCCATGAACCGGAAGGGGTCCTACGCCTGGCACCGGACGCCCTCTCAGGGGCCGTGGGGACACCACATCCACGCCATTCCGAAGAAGGGGATGGGCTACCCAGGTGGGTCGGGAATCTGGCAGCAGGGTGACGCAGCTCGCGGAGGGAACGGGCTGGCGACTGGAGGCACGGTCAATCAGGCGGGCTGGGCTAAGGTTGGGGAGCGCGGCGAGGAGATGATCCGGGCCAACAAGGGAGACAAGGTGACCCCGCTGAACCAGCCGATCTCGATCCAGCTCAACCTCGGTGACGATCTCCGCTACATCATTCAGGGACAGATCGACGACAATAACGAGTTCCATGCTGGGATCGGGAGGCTGAGCCGCTAATGGGTTCCAACATCCTGACCAACCTGATCGCGACAGCCGTCTCCGAGACCGCCCCGACGCTGAACCAGAACTCCAACCTCAAGCTCGGTGTCCGCGACTTCACGGCCAAGGACTCCAACGCTTACGTCTACTGGACCCGGAACTTCCCGCTCAAGGCGACGATCCTCTCCGCCAAGCTCGTCTTCTACACACTGAACGAGGCGGGGTCGGGGACCCGTGGCTTCAAGTTCACCCGGCTGGCAGTCGGTTTCTCCGACTCCAAGGTCGTATACAACACGCGCCCGGTGACCTTCATCGCGGGCGACAAGACTGTCTCCGACGTGCTCCCGTGGCTCGACAAGAAAAAGTGGGAGCTAGACATCACGGACTGGATGCAGTCCATCGCCAACGGCGGGCCCTGGTCCGGCTTCCGGATCGTCCCAACCGTCCCCGAAGACAATGTCCTCTGGATCTACTCCGAGCTATGGACCGACCCGGCCTTCCGTCCTCGAGTCGAGGTCACCTGGTCCGACGCGCCTGGTACTCCGACAGGGCTGTCACCGGCCGGCGGACGAGCGGTCGGGGTCGCGAAGCCTGTCGTTAAGGCTCAGTTCGTCGACGTCTCCGGCTCGGTCGCTCTCCAGTCGGTCCAGGTCCAGCTCAACGCGACCGACGCATGGTCGGCCCCGACGTACGACTCCGGCGCGGTCCCTTGGCCGGTCCCCGAGTTCGACCTGAACAACCCGCCGAGCCCGGCTCCCGCGTACGCCGGACTCGCGGACGGGGCGACGACCTTCTGGCGGATTCGCTTCCAGGATGGGGCCGGGATCTGGTCCCCCTGGTCGGCCGCGACCACGTTCAAGCGGGACGACAAAGGCGTCCTGACGCTGAATAACCCGCCCTCGGGGACCCCGAAGGTCGAGGACGCGACTCCCCCGATCTCGTGGACCTTCACGGGTGAGACCCAGTCGGCCTACCAGATCCAGATCAAGCACAAGGTGAACAATGTCGATCAGATCGACTGGGATACGGGCAAGCTCACATCCGCGATCACCTCGCTGACGGTCCCGACTGGCAAGATCAACGAGCCGACCAACACCACGTACACGATCACGATCAAGATCTGGGACACCAAGCAACGCGAGGGCACTCCCGGAGATCCGCCGTACGTCGAGATCGTCCGCGACTTCACCTTCATCCCTGGAGCCACGACCGGGACCACGGCTCTCACAGCCGTGCCCGACGCTGGCGGGAAGCCCAAGGTCGTCCTGACCTGGCAGGCGGCCACGTTCCCCGATCGCTTCAACATCCTGCGATACGGCACTGGCGGCTCCCCGAAGGTGATCGCGGCCTCCCTCGACCCGAACGACACCTTCGTCTCAGGCACGACGCACACCTGGATCGATCGCACCCCGAGCCCCAAGCGATCGCTGACCTATGCGGTCCAGCGGGTCGTGAACGACATCGCCTCGACGACCAACGCAACGGCGATCGCGACGGTCAACTCTCGCGGACGTTGGCTTCAGGAGCCGATTTCTGGCCTGGAGCTGTTTATCGGGTCCAAAGAGGACGTCGAGATGGCCCTGAACGCGACTGAGAGCGTCCTCCAGGGCATCGCGCCCGATTCCGTGCCCGTGGCTATCAATCAGTCCCAGGGCGGCCTGGAGGGCACCATGGCGGGCCTCCTGACTACTACCCCGGACGGCACGACGGCGCAGCAGTGGCGCGATATCTATATGCAGCTTCGCCGGATGCGGGTCAAAACGCTCTACCTGACCATGGACGACTACACCTTCGCGGTCGTCGCCCAGGAGTTCACGTACGCCCGGAAGATCAAATCGCCCCGGCTGGCGTTCGAGATCAGTTTCAAGTTCTACCAACAGGACTCGATTAACTCGATCTTGCTCGGGAGCTGACCGTGATCAATCTCGGCCTCTCTTCAGCGGATTTGAAGCTGTTCCAGACCAGTCTCTACACGCCTCCGGGGTACAACCTGAAGGTGACGGTCCAGATCCTCGATCTGAATCACAACTACATCTCCGACGTGTCCCGACTGCTCATCGGCGGCCAGGTCAACAAGTCGTTCTGGGACATCGTGACGTCCGGCGCGACTTTGGAGCTGAACGATCCGGACAATCAGGTCGGCTTCGATACGGCCAACCCGAGCGAGGGCGCGCTCTACATGGACCGGATGATCAAGATCGTTTACTCGGTCTATTCCAACATCCTCCCCAAGTGGGTCGACGTCCCGCTGTTCTGCGGCCCCGTGATCAAGGTGGCCCGCGACGACGCAATCGTGTCGATCGAGGCTCAGGGCAAGGAGGCCCTCTGGGTCGCGCCTCAGATGGCCTGGACCTCCAAGACCTACCCGAAGGGATACCGGCTCACCTCCGCGATTCGGGACCTTCTCGGAGACAAGGGAGGCGAGAAGCGGTTCGACCTCCCCGAGTGGACACGTGGGCTCAAGAAGGATTACTCGCTCAAGACCGAGACGCCGACTTGGGACATGGCCCGGAAGCTGGTCGGTTCCCGGCTGATTCAGCAACTCTTCTATGACGGGCGCGGGTATCTCCGGCTCCGCACCTGCCCGACGACGCCGGTCTTCACCTTCTCTGAAGCGGTGATGACGACCGTCCCGAAGCTCGTCTTCGAGTCCGACGCGGTCCGGAACACGGTCCGGGTCAAGGGGGCCACGCCTGAGGGCAAGGCCCAGCTCGTGGGAGTGGCCGAGCTACCCTCGACCGATCCGTCCGGCTCGACGACGCTGGGCGTCGGCGGCAAGAAGCGACGCCTCGTGGAGTTGATCGAGGACGCGGACCTCAATACTCAGGGCGAGGTCGACGGGGAGGCTAAGGACACGATGGAGTCACTCGACCTCCAGAACATCACCTTCGACTTCGACTCCTTCCCGATCCCCCACCTGGAACAGGGCGATGTGTTCAACGCCTCGACCCGCGACTTCGCTCGCAACCTCCGGGCCAAGAACTTCTCGATCCCGCTCAAGCAAGAAGACGGCGGGACGCCACAGACCAACGGGACGTATCGACGCCTGGTCCCGACGACCAGGAAGAAGCGCAAGAAATGAGAGGATTAGGCCATGTCTGACAACACTCAACAGGGTGGGCTTGACACCATCCACACGGACGAGATCACACTCCTGAACGGAGTCGTGGTCGCGGACGGTGCCAAGGTTCAGCGGATCAAGGCTGGGTACGGCGCGGACGGCATCCTCCGCGATGTCACGCCCAACGATGGGCTCCCGATCGGGGCCGCATACTTGGACGTCCCACTGACCGCTGGGACAACCACCTTCACCACGGCGGCCAACGGCGCAGCGATCGACACGCTCGGGTTCAACTGGGCTTGCATCCAGATGTCGGCGGGCTACACCGGCATGACCGCTCTCACGGTCCAGGGCAGTAACGACAATGTCAACTGGGTCACGCTGGCGATGTCTCCGATCGGCTCGACTTCGTCGGGCATCGCGACCGCGCTGGGTACAGCGATTGCGATCTGGCACGGTCTGATCCCGACTCGATACATCCGCTTTGTCCCGGTCGGCACCGGATCGGCCTTGACGCTGACGCTGACCATCCGACTCTTGGGCGAAGCGTTGGTCCTGAACTCTCAGGGCGTCAACGCGGCGGCCGCGCTGAACTCCATCGCTGCCAGCGTTGCTCCAGCGATCGCTGACTCTGCGCTCGCGATCGGCACGTCCTCGGGTAACGGCTTCCAGGTCCGGGCAACGAGCACGGCCGACCAAGCGGCGACTCTTCTCGTCCCAGCCGTCTCTGGCCAGTTCCCCTATATCACCGGAATCCATTGCTCGGTCCAGGGCTCAGGCGCGACCGCGAGACGGGTCCAGCTCGTCGCGGCCGCGACCGCTCTCATTGAGCAGAACGTCGTGTGTCCGCCCAATGACAGTGTCAGCCGGATGTTCCGCAATCCCTGGAAGCCCAGCTCGGCCTCCAACGTCGCGGTCAACCTCGCGGTGACCGGAGTCGTCTCAGCGACAGGCGTCTGGGACGTCGTCGTCGAGGGTTACTACCAGTCGAGCTAGTCATGGCGGACGAGTACGGGACGATTGTCAACGTTGCGACGACCAACGTCGGGGAATACCTGACGGCAGACGTCCCCGTAGGCTCGGCCGTGCTCCCGGTGACCGACGCGGGCACCTTCGACGAGCGGGGCGGCCAACTCCTTCTCAACGGCTTGGTCTATGCGTACACGGGGATCGACATCGCCCTCAACGTTGTGATCTTGAGGACCGGGGGCGGGCTGTTGCTCGTGCTCGGTTCCGGGATCACGGTGGAGGCTTTCGCGGACGACCGGATCGAGATCTACCCTCCGCGCCCTGAGAAGAAGGCTCTCGTCGACTTCGGGAACGAGGAAGGCGAGGCGGTTTACGCGATCGTCCCTCACGAGCTGACGGCGGTCATTCAGGACGGCTTCCGCGAGGAGGGCTTCCGCGAGCCTGTTCTGGTAGAAGAGCGGCGCGTTGGCGAGCTGTACGTCAAGGATGTGTCCGCGACCCTCCCTGATCTCGGGCCCATCGAGGCGACCCTTGGCGATGGCACGCCTCCGATCGCCAGTCCGACTCCGGTTGTCTCCGGCTGGGTCGGTGCACTCCACGTCAAGTGGGCCGCGATCTCGGACTCTGAGCTTCCTCTCTACGAGGTCCACATCTCGACGACGGATAACTTCACCCCGGACGCCACGACCTTGGTCGGGACCACGACCGCGACATCGTTCACCATTCGCTCTCTCCCGGACGATCTCCTCCTGGCGTACGACACGGTCTACTTCGTCAAGATCGTGGCCACAGACAGCGACGGGGCCGCGCCAGCGGGCAATCAGGGCTCGGCCGAGCTTCAGCCGGTCACCGGCCCTGACATCTCGGCGGGCTTCGTGTACGCGGGTTCGATCCAGGCTCCTCAGATCGAGGGCGGGGAGGTCAGCGCGGACCTGGTCCTGACCGGCTCCCTCAAGACCGCACTCAGCGGCGGCCGAACCGAGATCATCGGCAACGAGATCGATATCTACGATCCGACCGGCCAGCCGGGGATCGTGCTCGCGCCCCAAGGGTCGGTCTTCCGTGGAGACGCTGAGATCGGCGGCCTGACGGTCACGGACGCCATGTCGATCCGGGGCATCGCCAACGAGCTGAGCACGGGTGCTGAGCTGGCTCTGGCGGCCGGGATCACGGCCCCGTCCACTGGCCCGAGCGTCGTCCAGGACTGGGACTCGGTCCTCTTCACCAAGGCGGGCGACGGGACCTTCAACCCGTCCAACATCACCTCGGTCCAGTACCTCTCAGGCTTGTGGATCTGTGGCTACCGCGACGGCGGCACGTACCGGGTCTATCGCTTCAACACGGACG